TTCTCCAATTAGTAACACTAATTGAGGTATTGAACTTGGTGTCACTTTATCATTTGCATGATCGTATAGCTGTCTCATAATGCTTGTGGGATCACTGTCTATGTTCTGACCTACCCACTTACGCATGTCGCTGAACTTCTTGTCTTTTAGTAGGGCTAGGAGCGAATTAAACGCGTTCTGAGAGGAGTTAGCAAGTATGCCTATGTCAATGATCCCTGTCGCAGAATATCTCTGTAATTCATTGAGTACTCTTCTCCAATCCGGGAAGTGTCTTTGTATAATTTCTGCAAGTACTTTTTCATCATACTTAACTTGCTCTTGATCTAAAATAGTTTTGACTCTATTGAAAAAACTACCGGCCAGCGAAGGGGCTAATTTCTTTGGAAAGACAAAGTCGATCACACTACAACGAGATTGCAGTGGCTCTATGATCCTATTTTTGAAATTACAAGTTAAGATGAATCCACAGTTCTTAGAATATTCTTCCATGAAGTTTCTAAGTGCGGGTTGTGTACTTTGTGGATTAAGATAGTCTGCTTCGTCTAGGATAACATACTTTCTTCCTTCACTAAAGGACACGGTAGTAGCAAAGTTCATAATCTCATTTCGAAGAGTATCAATGTTGCCGTGAAGAGATCCATTGACTACAATGTAGTCTGCATCTAATTCCTCTAGCATAGCTTTTGCTACCGTTGTCTTACCCACACCTGCAGAACCAGACAACAATAAGTTCGGAATGTTTTCTTGATTTATAAATTGTTGGAATGTATTCTTTAGCTCATCTGGTAGAATACAATCTTCCAATAGTTGTGGTCGATATTTTTCAACCCATAAAAATTCTTGCATATGTTATCACTCGAATGTAGAGCTACCTTGTTCGGTTGCTATCCAATATGTTAATATAGGTCCATCTTGGAATTGGACTTTCTCATCCTTCCAAGTTTTATTATTTAACGATTTGAATTTAGCAATACCTTTAGAAGATAATTCTACTTTATAATCAAAATTCATAATCTTCATATTCTCTAGCTTAAAGACAGCCTTGAATACTTTTCCACTTGCATTGTTATCAATGACAGTCGTGTACTTATCTGCAGTTGGGTTCTTACTATTAATAGCTTCTAAGTTAATAGTAGATCCTTCAGAAGTAATTGCAATCTCAGGCAAAGACATAACGCTAGCAGCTCTAAGAGTATTGCTAAGGTCAGCCCATGTGATATCAACTTCTACATCAACTTGAGGTAGTTGAACTTCTTTAGAAGGTGGCGTAACTATCATTTGAGGATCTGCATAAGTATAGTTCACACTTCTCTTTGCATCTCTAACAGTCACAAACTTCTCACCAAAGTCTAACTCAGGTTGATCAAATAAGGTTAGTACACCTAGGAATCGATTTAGTTCATAGAAACATCCAGCAGCTGGAATTGTATCAGGCAACTCTGCTTTAGCCATTATAGACTTCTGCGGAGAGATTGTCTGCAATACATTACCAGGCTTTAGTTCTATTCCAGTATTGATTACCGAGAATGATTTTAGAACATTTATTGTACTTTCACTTAATTTCATAATATAATTGTTTCCTACATATTTTGGTTTTTGCCAACTTTGTTAGGGTCAGCGGTTGCCGGAGCTCCAATCTGTGCTAGGTCTTTTAACGAACCTCCAAACACAAACGAGCCCATGTGCTGTAATTCTATCCAAGGACATAACCACACTTTGATACCAACATGCCTAGCCCATTGACAGAACATATAGTCTTCTGAAAGATATCTATTAGAATATTCTCTCAGTTTACCATTTCGTTTATCTGCCACAAAGTCAAGCACTTCTTTCTTGGTAGGTTTTCCTTTCTTTTCTTTATAGAATAATTCTAATTCTTTTTCAAGGAATAGTTGTTTATCATCAATCACTGCATCAAAGAATGCCATGATCTCTCTTGATCCATCAAAGTGTTCTGTTCTAACATGATCTGGTTTATACATCATATTAGGATACGCTTCTTTAAAGTTGTTCAATGCTTTCTTAGTCATCATCATAAACCCTGTACCGCCTTCAAGTACTTCTGTAGGTTCACTTAGTTGAATCTCATTGCCACCTGTAACAGGATTGAATACATAATCTCCAACAAACTTAGATAATACTTCTGGGTTCTCATCTGCCATACCTTGGTTGACTGCATGAGTAATCTTTTCCCATGAAATACATTTCTTAGGATATGGGCCACAAAGAATATCATATTCGTTCTTTGTGTCATCTGGATCTTGCATTGCTAACATTGTTATTACATCGTTAGGATTAAATGAGATATCTGCATCAATGAATATCATATGTGTACAATCTGATCTCAAGAATTCGTCACAGCAATAGTTTCTTGCTCTTGTAATTAATGATTCGTTGAATAGATAATAAAACTTTGCATTGATTCCATAGTGCATACATAATGCTGCAAGGTCATTTACTGATTTAGTATACATTCCAGCACACTGTCCGCCATACATTGGAGTTGCTATGAATAGCGATCTCTTCTGTAGCTCTTCTATTGGTATATTAATTTCCATACTTTTTATCGTGCTCCTTTCCCACACCGTAATCACCATCATACATTGATAGTGTTTCTGCTTCAAACATTAAAAACTGACCCACTCTGGATCCCTTCTCGATTATTGCTGGTCCGTGTTCTACATGAAGTGCGCCAGCCATCACTCCGTTGTAACCTGAGTCATAGAGACCGCTTGTTATGAACAAGCCGTTTCTGTTAAGAGTTGATCTTGTAATCACCCATCCTGCATATCCTTCTGGAACGGTTACTATGTTCTCCATAATAATCTCATATGTTCCAGGTTGCAGAGTCCATGATCCATCTACAGGTTGTATTTCAACAGACCCTCTATGCTTCTTTTCTGATTCAGAAATAGAGAAGACTTCATTCTTTAACTTGAATATTTTGTCTACTCTAAGATCAACAGCATTAGGTTGACTGTCTCCTTCTTGTACATTCGTCAATAGATTCTTTGGAATCGTTGGCGACATAATATGTTTCATACTCACTTGTCTTCTCCTTGCGTGAAGTGCCATAACAATATAGTATAATGAATGATCTTCATAAGGTCTTTCTTATTGTATCCTTCTTTCTTACCATATCTCATTGCGTATTTAATAATATTAGAATGACATGCTTCTTTCTCTTGACCCATCTGCTTCCAGACATCAATAGTTTGAATTTCTTCATCCTTAGTTCCAGCTTTCTCATTTACATAATGAGATGAGTATGTCTTTTCAATATACTCGCTAATCTCTTTTAGAATTTTATCTTCGTTAAATCTATAAATCATAATCTTTCTGTGTGGTTGTATCTTTGAACAAGAAGGTCAATGTAGTTCATATTATTCTTTGCCATTGCAATAAAGGTACTATCCTCTATCTCAGCCTCAAAGTCAACATGCTTCTCAAACTTTCCATCATTTAGTCCTGTTGGTGATTGATCAAATCCTACACCATTAAGACCAGCCCACACACCAGCACTTGAATCCCATGTGTCAATATGGAAGTCTCTTAGTAGTGTAATCTCATTAGGACCATCAACCATACCTAAGAAATGAATCTTCTTTCCATTCTGTGCAGCAAGTTGTAATAAGTTTCTATCATACAACTCATTCATAAATTTCCATCTAGCATTGAATCTCTGAAGTTTATTTCCAGTCTCACAGTGATAAGCATTCGGTACAGCTAAGATACTAATACCAATATAATCTATTAGTGGACTTGACGCAGCCCAAGCAAACGATGTAATTAAATCTTCTAAGTCTCCAATATCACTTTGTGGAACAAAGAAGGTTCCAAATCCAGCTTGTTTGAATATAGGAGCATATCTTTTAGCGTCATCTATTCCCACCATACTTGGATGGGCAGGATGATCTGGTAACACTATATGTGTTGCATTTACTTTCTTTGCAAGGCCTACTAGCTTCTGTGGATCAAACATAGGCAGCTGAGCTTTGTATAACTCAAAGCCACTGTTATCCATTATGTTGAGATAGTTAGGTGTTTTTGATTCTTCTTGATAGAAGTCTATGTAGTCTTGATGACCCTCATCAATAAGATGAGCTAAAGTTAAATGACAGTCCCTAGACTTTACTAGGTCCAAATGCGCCATAGGCGCGATATGACAAAATTTCATAATATATCCTCATTATATAATTAAACTATTTCTAGTCTTTTTGTGGTACGCCAGCTTTACCTGATGATGTCGGACCATTTGTCTTGGCCACAATGTTATCAGCATATCTAACATCCCACTTTTTACCTTTAAGCTCGTCAACTTGTTGAGCTGTTAGGTTTTGTCCTGGAGTAAATCCCATCATCTTCTGTGCGTTCTGTCCACACATTTTGATAGTCCATTGATTACCGCTACTGTTGCCCTTACACACAATGGTGTTAGGCTCGCAGTCTTTGGCCTCCTGGAATTCTTTAAAGTTATGCATAAATTTATTCCCACACTAACCTGCATCCGTTTTCATTGTCTTCTGCTACACTTATACTTAATGC